ACTACTCCGTTGGGGCTGCCAACGCCGGACGACATAACGACCCCGCCCGTGGGAGATGCCCAAGTAGCATCTGCCCGCAGGTAGTTAACAGTACCGCCGCCGGACGCAGGTGTTAGGCCGTTTGCCGAGGAGGTAAACACCGAGTAGGTGGTTGCGGTAGACGGCACAATGGGCGGCTGCACCTCTAGGTCTTGCAGCGTTTTCATCATTTCGGCTACAAAGTCAAACGATACGCCGCCTATTTGGCTGACCTGCAAGTCGGCTAGGGAAACGGCACTGCCGCCACCACCCGCAATGTTGTAGATGTTGACGAAAAAGCGGTACCACTCCCGCGACATTAGCCCCGTGCGCTTGTCAATGAAGTCAACACGCGGGGCAGGTATCTGGGTGACATTAGGCGGGTTCTCAGCCATTTGTGCCGCTCAATATGAGTTCAGCGCCCATGATGACGGTCTTAACCGGGTCTGTTGCGGATATTTCGTATACGCGGTCACGCAACTTCAGCGTCATGCCAAGCCGACGCCAGAACACGCGCTGGCTGTAGCCGCCAATCTTGCCCATCGGCGACCAGTGTTCGTTAGACCAAGTGTGACCGCCGTCATCCGACCAGCGGAGCATGACCTTGGGGTTTACGCCGATGATGCCGTACTCGGCAACCAGCAGGTCTACGTCGGCCTCCGTGGTGATGGTGACATCGCCCTCGGTCAGCATGGTGATGTAACTAGCGGTGTCCGAGATGTCCAAACCGGACAGTCCTACGCCCGACTCGCAGTCCAGTTGCAGCGCATGGTGCGCCGTACGCTTCAGGTCGTTCTGACCCGTAGGCAACGCCCGCCATGACCGTAGCCACTTTTGCAGTTGACCGTCGTCGGCGTACACGGACAAGTCAAGGACGTACATCTTGCCGTTCTCGTAGTCGCCAACGTGCGGGACGTTGTTGTAGGCCGCGTGGCAGTTGCTGCGATGACGCACAAACTCGCCTACGGAGAACCCAGCACGCTCATGCCAAGCGTTAACCGCTACGTCGTAGACCCACGTTTTGCCAGCGGTGGGGAAGGACAGCACATAAAATGCGTGGCCTTCTTGCTGATAGGTATAAGCAATGGCGTCCGCAATAGTGCTATATGACTGGATGGCGTACTCAATAGCATGAGTAGAAACGCGCTGTCCCGTGTAGCCGTTGGCGCGGTAGACAATTCCCTGCCCGCGAGCGTCAGCACCCAGCCAGAATATGCCATTGTCCAGCTTGGCAACCGAGTACGGGGCGACACAGCCGATTTCATTGAATGCACCCTGAATGCGGGTCAGCGGGAAGTCTGGCTCACCGGAGTTATACCAAACCTCAACCGAGTCCGTGCCAAACAGCCACAGTTCGCGGTGGTCCACAATGAGGGACACCAGCCCGTCAGGCGAGCCTTCGGCGGACGCAAAGTCCAGCGGGTCTACTGACAGGCCGTCCAGCAGGGAGGTAATCCACACCGTCTGGCTGTTGGGCTGGTTGTAGACGAAGTAACCGTCAAGGTAGCCCACGTTCACCGCCCCGTAGAAGTCAGGGTCGGTAATCTGGGCAAACACGTCGGTGTTGTAGTTGTAGATGAACCCGTCAGGGTTGCAGGCAATGAACAACTGCGTACCGTTGTCAGCCATGCTCACAGGGCCGGTGCCGGTGACCGTACCCTTTAGGGTAGCAACATAGCCGGAGGTGACTTGGTAGAACTCAGTACCAGAGATGACGTACAGGTAGCCGCCATGCGACCACATCCCGCGAATAGGACCGGACCCCACGGTGGCTACAAGGCGTAGACCGGGGGCGCGGTTTAGGAAGCCGGGTTCCTTACCACCCTCGGGCACGGCTTCCGGATACAAATTTACACAGCGGTTGTCTGCCGCATTGACTGAACGAGCGACGTACGCCGCCCCTAAGATAGGGGTTTTCAAAAGAACATCCACATGGTAAAGTGAACGTCATGAATACGAACACAACTATTACCGCCGAATACCTTCGTCAGATTTTTGACTACGACCCTGTCACAGGGGTTTTTGTATGGAGGCAGCATAATTGGCGTCCAGATTTAGTAGGCAAAAAAGCAGGTTCGCGGCATTGCGCGGGATACTGGGCAATCGCCATTCACAATAAAAAGCAACTTGCCCATAGGCTTGCGTGGCTGTACATGACGGGCAATTGGCCTGAAAAGCACATTGACCACATTGACGGAAACAAACTTAACAATAGGTTTGTTAATCTTAGAGACGTTTCTCGTTTTGCCAACTTGCAAAACATGAGAAAGCCAACCAAAGCAAACAAGTCCGGCTATTTGGGCGTATGCCGTCACCAAGGCAAATGGCTTATGCAAATCATGGCAAACGGCGCTAGGTACCGTCAATCGGGTTTTGCTACGCCCGAAGAGGCGCATCAAGCATACCTTGAAGCCAAGCGAAAACTGCACGCCGGATGCACAATTTAACGTCATCAGTAGTTCCCGGCAAAAATGTTAAATTTCTGTCTCGTCCCCACAATGCTGTACGGGATGGACATCACATCGCCTGGGTTGTTGATGCGCTTCAGGTTCCGCTTGCTGGTCATGGCAATGCGCTGCACTTGCGGCGACGGCTCCACGCCAAACTCAGGCGCAATCTCGCAAGCAAGGTTGTAGCGGAACGCCCGCAGGTAGCCCGGCGGGAATGCCAACTGCGTAGACAGCGTGGCAGGCTGGGTCAGCGGGTCTACCGAGATGAAATGCCACTCTAGCGAACGGGTCGGCACTGGGTAAATGTGCATATCGATGTTCGGGTAGTTGGTGTTAATCCACATCACCTGCGGGAAGGACGAGGTAACGGTCTTGACCGCAATGCCGTCGTACTGCTGCTGGTTGATGATTTTGATGCCGTAGGAGATGCCCGAGGCAGGGTCAATGAAGTAAGTGCTGTCGTCCAGCAGAATAGGACGGTTGCCTACAAAGTCGCCAGATGGGCCAAGCGTGCGGCTGAGATAGCCAGCAGGCCAAGTGAACACCTGTTCCTGCGTGGTAAAGATGGACAGGCGTTCCGTAGACCACGAGTCAATCATCTGTTGCATGGCAAGAAGCGAGTCAGCAGATGCCTCGGAGGAGGTTGTCTCGCCCTCGGCTAGCACACCAATCAGCCGTAGAGCGCCGTTGATAAGTTCGCCAGCGGTCGGCTGCGTGGGCGACAGGGGGAGGATGATGGGCATGGTGGTTACCTACGCGCCTGTTTGTTGATAGGAAGCATCATGCGTAGTGCGGCTGAGTTTTTGCTTCCCATGCAAATACATGGGTGCCGCCGCCGCCATAGTTGACCGTAAATGTAGATGCGCCAATGGATGTGACGTAAACATTGGTAGGCCCAGAGTCCAAAGCGGTAACGGTCACAATCGTTGGCGTTCCCGAGCATCCGTGAGACACAGTTGCGCCAGTAGCAATTGCGCTAGTTACACCGCCATTTTCAGTGACGTAACCACGGTTGTTTCGCATACGGACAGACGTAGACCCGCCAAAAACGGAAATAGCAGATGTTGCAGCGGCAGAGTAATCGTTGTCCGTAATCATGATGTCGGAGTAAGCACCACCACCATTGTTTAAAAAAGTTCCGTAATTACCACTTACTAGCAAATTATCAGATATCAAAACATTGCTTATGTTGTAAGTGTCTGTTGACAAGTAAATTGCAAGGTTGGTGTTTCTTAACACGTTGTTAGAAATTGTTACGTTGGCAAAGTTTGCAACTGTAGGCCGCAAACCAATGCAAATTCCAGCGCCGCCAGTGTCAATCAGGTTTGACGATATTACAGCGTAACTTCCGTTGACAATTAACTGAATGCCGCGAACATTAGCGCTACTGCCTGTAATTATGTGGTTCCCTTCAAAAATGAACCCGTCAGTTCCCGCAGTTGATTGGTCGCCAATGCTAATTCCGTACAATCCTGACTCAATCCAATTGCCACTAAAAATAACGCCGTTGTGGTCGCCGGAAATGCCAGTGCCATACGTCCCAGAAGTACCAATGTTTTGAATGACGTTAGCTTCAACAATGGTTGCGTAACCCTGCGGGATTGAGGTGTCGCCGCGCATTCCGCCTTTGACGTTTATTCCTGAAATTTGGTCTGCGTCAGAATTTGTAGACGCAATACCAATGTTGTGAATTGTGTTGCCAACAATTCGCGTGTAACGAGCTTTGGTATAGATTCCATATGCGCCATTGCTTGAACTGTAAGCGCCCGGCCCAGTTTCCACGCCACGGATGCTGTTTCCCTGAATAAGCAAATCTTTGCCATAAACAATGATGCCAAAAACTTGACCAGGCGAGGCAGTAAGGGTTACGCCATCAATCGTGTTATTGCAAATTGCAATGTTTTTCCAAGTGTCTTGTCCCGCATAAGTGTTGTCGCCAATAAATATAGCGGCGTACAAAGCATTCAAAAAAACATTGTCTTCAATCCATACGTTGGTAACTGGATTTTGCAAGTTCAAATAATTTGCAAAATTGTTTGCACCAACGGTGGCGTTTATACAGCGATTGTTTCTGAATAAAAATCCGTCAGTAGTTTCAGTAACCGCAGTTGTATTGTTTACAATTCGATACCAACCATCAAAGATGGTGTTTTGAATCTGCGTAGCGGCTTTGCACGTTACAAACGCGACCCTTGTCGTGTTCGTGCATTTCACCGTGCCGTTGTTTCCGTTCCAATAGAACGGACTGGCAAGCGTCATCGTTGACCAAGTGTTCAGCTTGATAGTTGAACCGGGAATGCCTTGCAGCACACATCCGCTGGTTTGCTGATAAGTTATAGCCGCCGTCAGCGCGATAGTGTCATCCGTCGTTCCATCACCAACAACGCCGAAGTCTTTCACGGACACAATGTCGCGTTCCTTGGCTTGCACCGTCCGCGCCTGTGCGCTAGTACCCGACTGCAAGAAACCAACCAGCGATGAGCCAGTAGACCCTGCGAGGTCTGCCACGACCTCCTGAACGGCGTTCTGTACGTTGGTAGCGACAATCGTGCCGAACGGCGTAAAACTGACCGCAGTGGCGCTAGTAAGCGAGTCGGCAGGGTCAAACAGGATAAAGTCGCTGAAGTTCTCCGCCACAAAGTTGGTGGCAGACACGGACAGGCTGTAGCGCCCGTTAGCCGCGTAGAAGGCAAACTCGCCCAGCGAGTTGGTCGTCACCGTGTTGGAGGGCAGTACCCCAGAACCGTTGCCACTGTAGATGGTGGCTGGCGTTGTCGTCCCGTAGACGTACACCGCGACGGACGCGCCGACAATTACATTGCCGAACTTGTCCTGAATAACATTCTGGTACTGCTGCACGATTTAGCCCTCAGAGGCGTATTTTGGGGGTCGTCCTCGACGGCGAGCAGCAAGCTCGTTGACCGGAGCCGCCTCGGCGGGCGTGTCGGGATTGTACCGCGACCAGCCATTCTTTTCATCTGCCTCGGCCTCACCCTCGCTAATAGCGACTTTGGTGCCGTGGACAGGGTGACGTAGGTAGATAACCATAAAGGGTTAGGGGGCCGAAGCCCCCTTTCCCAGTGCCGTTAGACGATACGGTACAACGTCCAAGCGCCGTCACCCGTCTTGCGGGCGCGGAACAAGGCCGAAGTAAGCGTGGTCGCCGTCAGCGTACCAACCGTAGACCAGCCCGTGCCAGCCGCAACGGTCATCGTCGCGCCGCCCGTGTTGATGAAACTGACTTCAAAGCCAGCGTCCACCTTCGGGTTGACCAGCGCGGCTTCCAGCAGTGCCACGGTGGGCAGCGTCTGGGTGCCAGGCGTGGCGTTGCTGGTGACCACGATGCCCGTAAGCAACTGAGCCGCCGTGAGAGTGCCGGAGCCAGTCGTGATGGTCGTCGGAGTGGACTGGATAACAATCTGAAGTTCGTTGACGTTGCCGTCCGTAACCTGATAACCACCACCAAGGGTAGGAAATGCCATGAGATAAACTCCTTAAACTTGCAAACTTTTGTATAAATGTGTAACCCCGGCTGTTATACCGGGGTCACGATAGGGCGGTTAGCCCCAAATCCGCGTGGCACCTGCCGGGCGGATAGCAGCGTAGCCGTACAGCACGTCGATACGGCAAGGCATACGGTCGTTGTTGATGTCGTACTGACGCACGACACGCAGCGAAATACCGTTATGCACCTGACGCGACGCCATGTCCACGCCCTGCGGGAGCAGGAG